GGCTGTTCCATACAAGGTTATTCCTCCAGCCGTTGGAGTCAAAGAGTTTACTGACTTTACAACAACGCTATCGTTTGCATAGGTAATAGTGTCTAAAGTCCATGTGTCTACGGCAGTCTTTCTAAGCAGTCCACTTGTCCCCGTGAGTGCAGCTATTGCAGCGAGATCTGCATCATACGCCTGAACGTCTGTATTTATAACGAGACCAAGAGAGGTGCGTGCTGTAGAAGCAACCAATCCAGTGCTTCCCCCATCCCACTTCATCCTATCTGTAAATGCAGTATCCCAGTTAGCTTGAGACGATGTTGTAGGTATCGAATACCCAGCTGACAGGCCTATAGCTATTGTGCCAGACCCAGTTACAGGTGTGTTTGATACAGATAGACCAGTCGGAACAGAGATACCCACAGACGTCACTGTTCCGTTACCCGTTCCAGCGCCAATGTCAGTTCTAAATTCAGCAGCAGAACGTGCACTTACTGTATTGTCTGCGTTGATCCTTGGGAATGTTATCGCGCTTGGGTTAGTGAGCGTAAACAAGTTCGACCCAACCGTAGTGGCTCCAAGGTTTGTCCTTGCAGATGGAGCCGTTGTCGCTCCAGTTCCACCGTTGGCTACAGCAACAGTTCCTGTTATTTTATTTGCAGAAATACCTGTTATATATGCATCCGCTATTGGAGACGCTGTCCAAGTTCCAGTGTTTATTGTCCCTACTATAGATATAGTATTTTGACCAACATACGTAGATGCTATATCTATGGCATCAGTAGTTACAGTTATTCTATTGGCTGTCCCCCCTACATTAAACTCTGTGCCAGATAGGGTCAATCCATTGCCAGCCGTATAGGTAGTATTCGTATCTGTTGACGATAGAACTCCATTTGCATCTATAGATAGGTTGGTGCCAACCTTTATACCACCAAGAACCGTACTAGAGGCAATCGGAAGTGTATACCCTCCGCCGCCACCTGATCCTATCTCTGTCCAGTTAGCTGTGTTTTGCCAGTCAGCGTCCAATATAGATGCAACAGTGTATATATATACCTTGTCCAGACCAGTCACAACGGCTATAAAGCCCTCTGATCTCATGTTTGCATTCAGGGCGCTCCTTGCAGCAACATCAGCAAAAACGCCAAGCCCCTTGACCTGGTTTTCAGGCAAGCTTAATATCGCTTCTACTGGGTTATTGTGCTGTACCGCACCTGGAAACTTTGGCATTAGTATATACTTACATTATCTGTTGTAGAAAACGCACCTCTAGATTTGCTCTTGTAGAATCTATAGAGCACAGATGCAGAAAACTGATTCGTTATATTAAAAACAACTGGTGTATCAAAGTCAGAGAGAACGTTTGTGGCTCCATTTAAGTTTATAGCCTCAAGAGCGCCATTAGAAGACGGATACATAAAGTACGTAAAGTTGCTTCCACTATTTGTGTCTGCGCTTCCCGTTGCTGTAAATGGTGATGCAGATGTTATGTCTGAATTCCTTGTTTTAGAAGTAGGAGTCAACAGCCCATCATATATGGCATCTGCTGTGGCATCACTCGTCGGTATCGTATTAGGACTTGCCCCGAACTTAAAGGCAAACCTATCTAGATTTACGGTTGTTGTATTTGTGTTTGTTGGGTTTGTCGGGTGAGCAGTGGTGACTGTTACTCTATATATAATAGAACCTATAGTGGTATTTGAGAAGTTATCTGTAAATGTTTTGCTTCCAGTGAATGGAGACGAAAAGGTGTTTATTGTTGTATAGTTTATTCCGCCGTCAATAGACCTAGCCAAAACAAGACCAGTTATAGGTACGTTGGCTGAGTTTAAGGTTATAGTAAACGTAACTGTACTAGAGGTATTGCCTCTTTCTCTTGAAGCATTAGTTTCGTCAGTACCAAGAGAGTTTGTAATTCTTGCAGCAGTAAGAGACGAAATGGTAGGCAGAGAATAAGCGTCTGGATCCCTAGTAAACGTCACAGTAGACGAATAAGTAGGGTCTGATGTGTCTTCTACAACAAATCGGTAAGTAAATCCTTCTGTAGCGTAAGGGTCAAGCGTGTAGCTGTTAGAAAACGTCTGAGCGCCAGAACTAGCTCCGCTAAAATTAGCAGATGTATGTATAAGAACGTATGTATTATCTGCCGCTGACTTTGCTTTCCTAGAAACTTTTACAACTATAGATCTAGATAGATTCGAGTTTGGGTTTGTTGCTGTATAGCTTACAGTTACGGATCCAGACGTAGTGTTGAACGGTATTGTCGTGACATTGTATGCGGAGAAAGAAGGGTTCTGAACCTGCTGAACAGCGTCAATGATTATGTCCATTGCTGATCTAGCGGTAGATATATTTATTATGTCTCCAGATACATACTTGCCAAAAGACCTTCCATTCGGGATACTTACGGGTATGCTGGTTGACCTGACTAATGTCGTCTCCTCAAAAGAATCCCCATCCCAGTAGAACCCCTTTCCAGCAGTGGTCCCAGCTGGAGCCGATATGCTACTCTGGCTCACAGAGAAAGAACCGCTTACGGTACTGGCGTCACTAAGAGTCGTTGTGACTGTATTATTAGTTACAGAAACGCTTGTTACGGACTTTCCATCTGCCCCTGCGGGACCCGTATTTCCAGTGGCTCCTGTTGCTCCAGTATCGCCAGTGTCGCCTTTGGGGCCAGGAGGACCAGTGGCTCCAGTAGCACCAGTATCTCCCGTGTCTCCTTTGACGCCCTGAATGCCCTGAGGACCAGTATCTCCAACTGGGCCTTGTGGGCCAATGTCTCCTTGAGGACCCTGTGGACCAGCTGGACCAGTTGCACCATTTGCACCCGCAGGACCAGCAGGACCTGTAGCCCCCGTAGGACCAGCAGGGCCCGCAGGACCCTGAATACCCTGAGGACCAGCTACAGCACTTGATACTATGTGGGCCGTAATTATTACAGACGGTATCCTTGGTCTAGGTGGGACTTTGTTCGCTTCGTCTTCAAAATACAGTCTGACAGATGCATCCTCAGAGGACCAGTGTATCTGTACATAGTCATTTATCTCTGCCCTGACTAAGTAGTTCCATGCAGCTACAACCTTCGCGTTATTCTTGTCTAGCTCTACTCTGGTATTTGAGTCCTTTATGTCGGTTCCATTCTTAGAAAACCATACGTCTGCGTGGTCAACCCCTGAGTCAGTCTTGTCAAACTGTGCAGAGAACTGCACATTGTACACTCCAGCAGACAAGAATTTAAGTTTATTTCCATCTATGACAGTGATCCCACTTGAAATGTCTTCAATAGGGAACGACATAGTATTCTTGATGTTTGCACCAAGAGAGTTCTGTATGGTTGCAGAATAAAAAGAAGCGTACTTAGCGTCAGTACCTTCAATGAATTCTATGATCGGAAGCCTGTCATACGGGTATATTGATACCGTGTTCTCTCTCTCTAGATTTACACCAAAGACAGCGTCATTCGGCCTCTGTATAGATATTCCCTGATGCGATGGGGTGTTTATAGCTACAGATACCTGCTCTTCACTCGTTATAGATATGCTATTCGCCTCCTGCTTTACAGTCTTTATTGACTGATTCTCAGGGACGTTTAGCTTTATAGAATTACCTGGAGGAAGAGTAAATCCAACATTCATCACACAGTAATATCTTCATTCACTTTAAATGTACCGTACATCCAAGTCTGAGACTCACTGTTTGCAGTTGCAATGGCCTCAATGTCATAGACATACAGGCCAGCGGTGACAAGCTTCATGTTTGTGTTGCTTACCTTGAACACAACCTTACCTTCTGATTGCTGATAAGTTATAAGCTTTGTTCCGTTAGCATCATCCTTGGTTGAGAGGATTATGTCTGCGTTTGTATCTCCAGAGCCAGCGCTTGGAGAGTCATATCCAGTATTTGAATAATCAGCTACTCTAACCTCCATGTGATAGTTGTAGCTATTCACTGGCACTGGTGTTCCGTCAGCAGCAGTAAGATCTATTTCTAGCTTAAAGGTATCTCCCTTTCTGCAAATAATGTCAACTCTTTTGGCGACATCTAGGTTTACTACGTTGCTCATCTTCCGAGTATTCTTGATATTATTCCAGTGGATATTTCTTGCGCTGCTGCGGCGGCTTGCTCTTGTATCTCCTGAAGCTCACCCCTCTTTCCGTCTCTCTGAGATATAAGCTTGCTCTGCTCGACAGCCTGCTTTTTAACTCTTTCGTCTTTTCTGTCCTCTTTCATATTCTCCACCTCCTTCTTGAAAGAGTTGTCAGATTCTTTAGCGTACGCATAGGCCTCTGCCTTGATCTGCTCTATCTCTTTCTTAAGCTCATGGAGCGCTTGCTCGACCTGTATCTTAAGCTGAGCCTCAAGCTGCATCTCCTGCGCCTTTATCTGAGACTGCATCTGAACCTCTTGCATCTTTATCTCAGCGGCTTGTGCAGCAGACTGTTGCTGGATCTGAGCTTGTATCTGAGAATTCTGCATGGCTGTTTGTTGCTGAGAAGCCATACGCTTCTTTCTTCTTATGATCAGCAACTTCTCAGCTTGGTTTATGTCCTTCAGCTGTCTTATAGCTATAGCGTCCTCTATATCAAGTTCCTTTTGGGCCAAAGAGATCTGTATGTTGTTCTCAAGGTACTGCTTCTCAACCTCCTCCATATCCTTTACTACGGTTATGCCGAAGTTGAACATGTACAGGTCTGAGAACGACGAGATAACATTCATGTTAGCCGCACCTATAGCGTTCTCGTAAACCCTGTATATTACAGAGTCATTTGGAATTATCTGAAGGCTCTTCACTATATCAGAGCAAACCTTCTTGTACAGCACCAGAGAACAGTTGGTTATGTCATATATAGCGTTGTTTCCAGCGCTGATGGCCTGCTGTCTTACGCCCACGAGCTGATCCCCCTTCGGAGAGCTACCGTCCATAGCTTCGTTGATACCAGTGGTATCGCGGATCATCCTTAGGTAGTGGTTGTAAATACCTATAAGCTCGTTTACGTTTCTTATGGTGTTCCCTATCTCTCTGATTGGTGGATTCTGGAAACCTCCCTCTGGATTCTTGCTTCTGTAGTAGAAGACGCCAGTCTGCTCGTATATATCATGCAGCTCAAGCGGTTGCAAATCGCCTCCTTTGCCAAGCTGAACGTTCTCAAGGCCTTCGATGTCGATGATGATTCCATCTGGCTTTGCTTTTGCTATGGACTGCTGCAACTTCAGGTGGGACAACTGTATCTGGTCAGCAAAACCAATGCAGCTATCAACCATGGACTTGGGGACCATATCCCTGATGTTCACTGCCGTTGCCGAGTACGAAAGCGTAGCTCTTGTTATATCGTGTATATTCTTGGGGATGTTGGTCTTCTTCCCATAAGAAAACACCTTCTCGCAGCACACAACCATAGATCCCCCGTAGACGACCAGATTGTCCATCTTCACAGGGTTTCTCTCGAATACAGAGTTCTTTGGCGCCTTATAGGTCTCTCCCTTGTAGTAGAACCCTACATTTCCGTGTCTGTTCTCTTTCTCTTCAAAGTAGATGCAGTCATTCGCCAGGAACTCGAAGTCGAGAATATCAACCATATACTCATCGTAGCCGTGTTTAACTCCGTTTGAGTTGGAGTCGTACTGACGTCTCGTGAGGCTGGCGGCATCATAGTTATACATCTTCTGAGCCATCCTTGCGATGTGCTCGTATTCTTCCTCCGTGAATTGATCGCCAGCTATTCTCTTAAGCTCTTGTATGGACATGGTCTTTATGTGACCAGCATACGTCATATCAGAGAAGTTGGGGTCCTCTGTATAGCTGTGAATGAACTTAGAAGGGTCTACGTACTCTGCAACTATACCGTAGCTAGGGTCGTTGTTTCTCTTTACGACAGCCATACCAAGGGTGGCTATGTCGTTAACATTTCTTCTGAATACAGAGTCATTGAAGTCGCTCCACTCCAGCGTCAGGTTTGTGGCAATCTGAGCGGCTACTTCTGCGGTGGTCTTTATGTTCTGACCAAAGAATATCTCAGCCTCCTCAAGAGTGTCAGGGATGGACTCTGGATCCGCGCCTACAACCACACCAGTCTTCTCCTTTATCTGGCTTATCATCTGCTTGGCATTGACAAGCATCTCCATCTTCTTCTTTTGTTTATCTTTTTCAGAAGACGACAAAGGATCGATGGCCTCGACGTTTGGATATGGGGACTGAGAAAGTATCTTGTTGACTACGATTCTTACGAACTTAGGAAGGATAGGAACTGGCGTGAAGTCCAGGTTCATCATGCTTCCGTCTCCGTTGTTCGGGTCGTAAGTATTCAGCAGCTGACGATATATCGTAGTATCCTGTGTTCCGTTAGCGTAATCTCTATTTCTCTCGAAGATAGAGGATCTCTTTCTGTACAACGATGAGGTTTCGTCAAACTTACCCCATTGCTTGTATATAGCCTTGGCGTACTTTTCCCCATAAGCCATCGTAGCCTTCTCTTCTGGAGAGGCCAGTGGGTTAGGGAAGTTTCCAGAGGAAAGGATAGAGCCTTGTTTTTTTCCGCTTTTGTACATTAAAAGGCGTATTTGACTATGTTTTGGCAAATATAATGAAACATTACCTATGCCACTCTTTCACCTTATATGTCCTAAAAAATACTTTATCTGAAAACTGCTCTTTCTTTTTCTCCACCTTAGCCTTCTGAGACGCAAGAAGCGCGTACCCAGAGCTTATCGTCAAGTCAAACTTAGTTCTGTTGTTTATGTCGAAGGCAATCCAGTCCTCAAGGGTTTTATTGAAATACATCTTGCCCATCTCAAAGCTATCAGTGTTTATACCCACGTGATTGTGTATGTAGTTCTCTATGGCTTGAGCGTGCGAGTGAATCACATCTATAGAGTTTGACGGTACGCCTTTGGTCTTTACGTTAGCGTGTGAGTTAGCAGACCTTAGAAAGTCTGGCCTGTCCATAAGATACCCATCATATCCTCTCTGCTCAAAGTATCTAACTATACCGTACTTGTTATTCTCTACGAGCAGTGGATACCCGTAAAAGAAAGCACACATAAGCACGTCCTCATAGAATATACTGGCTAGGTCTGGTCTAGAAGCGTACTCAACCACGAACATGTTAGACGGACCGTCCATGTTGAACTTGTTATACAAGTGTAGAGATCCTTTAGACCCTCTTCCGTCAACCGTAGCGTCGATGTCATAGGAGTCAACTCCACCACATCCGAATTCTCCATTTGGAGGCATCTTCTTGCCTCTCACTTCATTTATTACATTCCTCCTCTCCGCAGGGGGCATCCATGTGATCCTGAACCTCCCCTGTGGGTCTGGAGCGAATATAACCTCCTTGTCTTTCTCCTTCCACATGAAGTTACCAGACACAACTGGGTTTGGCAACATGTCGTTGTTATGGTCTATCTGCTGATAGATCTTACCGATGTTGAATAAGCTACCCTCGATGCTGTCCCTGAATGCCTCGTCTTCAGTAAAAGAGAACTGCCTTATAACCTCGTTGAGTTCCCTAGGATCATGCTTCAGTGATTCTCTTTCGTTCTTGAGAAACACCTTAGCCCCCATCGTTATCTTATCCCCATCGATACCCATTATTTCTTTCTCTGGATTCTCAATCACGGCGTTACCGTAAATGTCGAAGAAGCCTTCTAGGGCTTCGTAGGCAGGGATGTATATAGAGTATAGGCCACTGGAGGTTCTCCCGTTGGCGTTGCGCTTGTCTGGGCTGGACTCGTTCCATAGCTTCTTGTACTCCTTCCCTCCCTTGTCCATTGGATTCACTGTACTTCCAACCAAAGCCTTCCCCACGATCTTCTTACCAACTATAAGACAGGTCTTTTCTATCCTCCAAGCTTCGCGTATGTCAGATGGCTTCTCCCATTTTCCAGCCTCATCCAAGTACAGCATGTGAAGCTTCTCGCCGTCATATGCGTTGTTGGTGGTGTTCTTCCAGTTGACGATGGTGTTCAGAGCGTCCCCCATGCGGGATGTCTTGTTTGTCTTTGTGATACGCTTGGATGGCTCCCTGAAGGCCAACTCCATCCTTGGGTTGGTAGTACCGTCCTGGATGGGCTTGAAGAAGAATGGGTAATTTTTAAATATATTAACAACCTTCTTCATGAAGATATTCTCCTGAGCGTCTTTACCAGTCTTAGACTGTATGCCAAGCAGTTTATCTTTTACTTGCGTAGCTTCATCGACAAGTACAGAAGAACATATATTGGTGTAGCCAGAACGACGACACTTAGTATAAAGCTGGCCAAGGCAGCGGTCGTCAACCTCGCAAGCAGCCAGATGAAGAAAGATCTCACGCTGAAATTGTAAGAAGTTTGGATAACCTATATCTATTTTCGTCCACTGCAAAAACATGTAGTTCCTGCCAGTGATATACGTTGGAATACCGTTGTTGTAGAACCACACCCCATCCCTTCTCCTTCTGTATTCCTCTTCTATATACGGGGAATACTTGTTCCTGAACTCCTGCGGCCTCTCAAGCCACTCGTCCATGGTCTTTATCTTAGAAAGCTCCTGAGGCACCTCAAGCCTCCTCCAAAATTGCTTGTTCTTTGGGAGGTTGTGAAACAGAATGTCTTTCTTCTGCGGTTGCTTAGGCATAACAACAAGAAGCCCATGGAGCTCTATTACTTCTCCATGGGTTCCATTAGGATCTACCTTTATACCTAAGTCTTTGTAGTCTTTTACTTCTACTAGCGCACTCATTTAAATTTAATTGACTCTGAAATCACAGGCAGAGCATCTGCAAATATACTCTTTATACATTTTGCTATGTCCTGGATCTCTTTTTGCGCGTGAGAGTCATCTCTTATCTGTATGAAATGTATCCAAGATCGGATACTTCCAGTCATATGCAGGGTGGTCTTCGTAGCCATAGGCAGTACGAACCTTGCTGTTTCTCTTGACACCCCAGACTCCAGCAGGTTGTTGTACAGCTGCTCACATGCTGCAAGAACCATGGCCACCTTGCTATCAAGGACCTGTGAATTCATAGGATCCGTAGATGACTGCCGATTTGACTGAGCTTGCCAACGGAGCTGCACTGGCTCAAATATCCCTCCCTGAGATACGGCATTCACGTTCTGGTATCTCTGGCTAAATTCCTGAAATGTGAAACTTCTATGCCTTAGAAGCTGTATAGCTATCGCTTTGCTTGTCTCTATCTCTACGGTCATGTAAGAATGCTCGAATGGAGACCAATGCTTGTGCTTGATCAGATACCGTATGAGCGATTCGTAATCCTCTTTCTTATTCTCGCGAGAGCTAGAAACACGTGCAACCTCGACAATGTGTTCTTCAGCATTGGGGGTGATGGACAAAAGTTTTACTTTCATTTGATTTATAACCGTGATGGTTTTTTACTTCATTGAGTCTTGATTGCGGCTATAATGATGCATTTTTGCTTCATTTGCATCAACAATCATGCATTATGATCAGGAGTAATTCCCGAGTTTGGCGTGGTTTTACTCCCGAGTTTGGCAGCCAGTTATGATGGCATTGCTTCACAATTTTTGTATGTCATCGCATAAGTGTCATTTCCGTCTAAGGCAACTAAATGTGGGTGTCTCACATACGGAACATATGCAATGTATGTTCCAGACTTAATTTTTCCTTGTTTGTTAGTGACAACTACGCGGTCGCCGAACTCAAATGTATGTTTCATTGTAATTTAATTGCAGCCAGGGTAGGAGTCGAACCTACATTCAGTGGCATGAAGCCAGCCATTCTACCAGTTGAACTACCTGGCTGTTTTGAGCTTCTGAAAGGAGTCGAACCCTCAACCTACTGAGTACAAATCAGTTGCTCTACCAGTTGAGCTACAGAAGCATGGCGCGTCAGGCAGGACTTGAACCTGCAACCCTCGGTTTTGGAGACCGATGCTCTACCAGTTGAGCTACTGACGTGTTTTCTTGCGATCACAGATTGTGATGTCAAGAGTAGGGGCGACAGGACTCGAACCTGTGACCTTGATGATATAAGCATCCTGCTCTAACCAACTGAGCTACGCCCCCAGTTAATCGCACCTATTTAATCGTAGAGGTGCAGAACGCGAAATAAAGACCAGCACGTCAAAGAATTGTACGCCCGACAGGATTCGAACCTGTGACCCACAGCTTAGAAGGCTGTTGCTCTATCCAGCTGAGCTACGGGCGCGGGTAATTAAAAGTATAGGTGGAACCAAGCCTGGTTGCCAATGCGGTCAGCCAGCAACTGGAAATAAAGGTGAAAAATCATTTTAATTGAATTGGTGTAGCGCCCTGTGCAGGAATCGAACCTGCCGCGTCCGAGTATTAGTCGGGGCTCCCGTGAGCTTACAGGGCAAGGCCAATTAGGCCTTTTTTCTGTCTGGAATGATCGAGTTGATCATAGAATCAAACAGGCCGAACACTTTGTTGTCTCTCTCCGTAGGGGTGAGGTTGACGACAATTTTCACCAACGCCAAGAAGGCGATGAGAAGTTCGGTGATGATTCCTGGTGTGAACCATCCAGACTCAGCGACCGCTTCGTTCGGTGCCGTTTGAGCAACTGTTGCAGTATCTGCAACGGCTGCCATGGTGTCCATTGCCACTGGCAACGAATCAACCACAGTTACAAGAGTGTCAAGCATATATCGAGGGTTTCCGTTAAGACCACAAATCTACGGACAAATGACCGCTTGTCAAGAATTTTTTATGAACACGCCGTTTTCCGTGCGCCCAGTCCTGTTCTTGATAGTATCATATGCAACGCCCAGGGCATAGTCTGGGTCTATGCTCATCTGCTTAGCAAGTATGATAAGCGTGACGAAACTATCGCCTATAGCGTCTATGAGGTCGTCCCTGTTGCCCTTGGCCAGAGATCCAGCTACCTCCCCCACCTCCTCGACGACCTTAAGCATCTGTCGAGTTGAGTTACACTCCAGTAAAAGGCCCTTATTATGAGCCCAATCGCCAACAAGTTCAATAAGTTCATCGAACGTTCTTTTTTTGTCCACGATAACGCTAGCTTCTACTCCGTAGAAAGCTTCACTTTGAAAATTTTTCTGCAAATCCTCCTGCATAATCTTTATTTGATTCAATTTGGGTTCCTGAATTCAACTCGTCTACCAGCTCTTGTAGTCTCTGGCGCTCGACTATAAGCTCTTTGCAGTCTATAGCCGTCTGTTTTATGGACTGAAGCTCTGCTTTCCTAGCGCTACCTCCAGCTTCGGGATCTACAGGCTTCTTTATCTCCTCTATCATGTTGTTGATAGCCTGAGACATCGCGTCCATAAGGCGCTTAGCCGCATCGGCATTGGAGAACTCAATCGTTTTCGACATATAAGAGGTCAATTAGCCTGATTCTCAAGTAAACTTCTCCGTCTATCTTGAACTTGTAGCCAAATTTAGGGTTGAAACCTACTACATCCCCCACCTTCACGCCTAAATCTTGTAAACGTCTTACATTATAGGCCACCTTCCCCTTGCTAAAGGGCTTCTCTTTCAGCTTTACCAGCTCAAGTATGTCTGACTTCAGCTCTTCTTCGTCTGCAACTGGAGAAAGTACCGTCCACCCTGCGATTGGGATGACTTCTTTGGTGTTGGCGGGCCTATAAGCTATAGCTTGGCTCTCTATGGCCTGCTCAGAGTACTTCACCATGTACGTATCCTCCTCTCCAGTGATCGGCTGACCGTCATTTACCACTACGTGGTGGTGGAAGTATAGTGTATCGCCAGGAGAAGCGCCAGTACTAAATCTATGAGGCACGCTGATGATCTCTGCCTCGTTTACTCTGTGCCTAAACTCGTCAAATTTGGTGTCTACGTAAAGGCTCAGGCCATTGGCCAGCTCAATGGTGTCGTTAAACCGCTTTGGGATTTTAACGATGAATGAATCGAGTGATCTCATGTCAAAAATCTAGGTCGTATTCCACTATGCAAGGCATGTTCTCGATCAATTTCCACGCCACCTGCCCATCGGGCTCCTGTACGTAGACTATGTATCTAGAAACGCCATACATGTCAAAATCGTTCTCCTGAAAGACGATAGAACATACAGACCCTTTACCGACTCTCATGCCTATAGAATAGGCCATGCCGTCTGTTTTGGGGTCCCTGCCTGTTATGATCTTCCTTATAAAGCCAGACATCAGTTCAAGCTTGTGTCGGAATTAAAGATTCCTCGAAGTTTGTCGTTTCCTGTCATGGCGGTGTAGGCCTTGTGCATCATCATAGACACAGCCTGGAGTTCTACCTCGTCTTGAACAGAGAAATGGTATGAGGCCCCTACGTTTACGTTTTCATCGTCGTCGTCATCCATGTCGTCTATAAGACCGTACATAGCTGCGCAGATAAAGCGGTCCTCCATCCCGTATTTGTCCACCAGAGCTTCTATTCTAGATACAAGCTTCTTGATTTCTCTGAAAAACTCTTCTTGATTCTTGTTCATGGCTTAAATTTGGTCAAAGATAACTTGAGTATGCCTAAGTCCAGAGTCACAAAGAAAAGGATGTTCAGAGATTTTTCTCATATGAAGCCCTACTTCATAGGTAAGAATCATATGAAAAGACTGAAGCAGAACAGGATAAAGTTCTTAGAGTCTTCAGACATATCTCAGAGTGAGCTGGAGTTTCTTCTGTGGGCTTATGACTTAGAGTTTTTTACTTTAAAATTTGCTAGCGAGGACTATGAGATGAACCAATCTAACTTATCGAACAGGCTGGTGTATCCTCTCATGAACTCTGGTTATATATACAAGCATTTCGACAAGCTTACGTCTTCCAAGCTGTACGAAGATCAGCTATTTAGGGGTGAGACCAAATTTAACTATAGGGTTAGGTATGCTATCACTCAGAAGGCTAGGCTCGCGGTACAGCGTTTCTACAGCCTCTTCGAGTAAAGGGTTACCTGCCCTGTCCTCCGTAGGCCTTCTCGTATGTTGAAGATCTCTTATTGGTGGACTTGCTCTTCGCGTGTCTTCCGTGGTTCTTCTTGGAGTTGAGCACCAGCTTCGCTTCGGCTCTAGAACCTGATTTTGCCTTTGCCATTATATTAATCTGTAGATAGTTGCCCCGTCGAGCTTCTGAGCCCGCAGAACTCTCTTAGCGTTTCTATGCTTGTTGTAAGACACGTGGACCCAAGCTGGGTTGTCGTCATCCCCAAACTCCCAAATCAGTTGGTTGAATTCGAGGTTGTTCTTGATGTATTCAAAAATCTCTTTGTTTGTGACGCCACCAAAAGTATCTGCATCAAGGTCGAGCGCACGGCCCTCCATATGTTCTGACGTCTTGCTGCCCCCAACCGCTTTGTTGAGCTTTTTGCACCTGTATCCTGAGGAGACTGCAATCGGTACATCGAAGTGATCTCGTAGGGGCTGAAAAACATTTTGAGCTATATCTATAAGGTTGTTAATCTCCTCTTTGCTTGGAATGTTTTTTATCCCCAGTCTTTCCGCTGTAATCGACTTTACAACCTCTTTCAGGGATAGGTTTTTGCTTAGCTGCATTTTTAATTGAATTATTGTAAGCTATCTTAGCTGGGTTCACTCTCTTGATGGACGGGTTGAAGTATCCCCTGCCCATTACATGCCAGGTCCGCGTCTCTTAGAGAGCATCTCAAGCAACATCTGAGTGTTGGGTTTACCAGCCTTCCATGCCTCCTCTTCGGCCTGATCACCAACCGCTTCTTCGTCAGAATCTACGTCTGGGCCAGTAGCCTCGTAGTACTCTGTATCCAGCTCGTACTCCCCTTTCTCGTTCTTTCTGATGGGGAAGTCTTCGTCGGCGATCAAATCGTTTCCTTCTTCGTCTCTAGCCACAGCGTACTCGTTCCATACACCATACACCTTTACAGGAGGCTGTCCAGGGACGCCTGTGTCGTACATGACGTACTCTCTGTCGCCCTCCACCATAACGGGAGAAGCGTACTGGCCCGTCATCATGAACTCAGGCTTTTTAGGGTCACCAGCAGCGTTTGCGGGTTGCTGCATACCTCTCATCATCGCCTCCATGCCTCCACCATCGTTGAAGCGCATCATCTTCCCACCGTAGTTGTAATTCTTATTGAACATTATTGCTTGTTTTTCTTTCTGCTAAGATACTTAAAAAACTCCACTTGTCTCAAGCGGTCCTTCGCCTCTTTGAGTGTCTTAGACTCCCCAAGGTTTCTGCCCTTAGAAGACACCACTCTGTACATTCCGCTCTTCTTCTTGATGATCATCTCTTGAGGGCTTTCATCAAGGCTTTCTGAGATCTGGCCATAACCTTAGAGGCTCTCTTGAGGTTCCCTTGACCAGCGTCAGCAATTCTTTCAGACTTGTCTTCGAGTCTCAAAGCTTTGTTTGAGAGTCTCATCAGCTTCTTAGCGTTTGGCATATCTAATTTATTTTTTGTATGTCTTGATCTTGGAGGACTGCTTAGCTTCCGCAGGAGTAGCAGAAGCAGTAGTCCCTTTCTTTTTGGCTGCGATCTTGTCTA